GTGCTGTTTGATTGGTCGAGCATGCTATAATCGTCAGAGTGGATAGATCTATCATTAGACAATTATAGTTCATTGTTGTCCTAGTACAAGTTCCGCTTAATTTTACCCTAAATCCGCCATCACAACTAGTATTCAATATTAAATGAGCCCGAAAATGATAAGTCGATCCGGCCAGTACGTCGACGGAAAGACCAGGTATATCTACCGGAGTATCTGAATCTGTTACAGTCAATGTGGCTGACAGTCTTTTTATAACAGATTTACCTACAAGACCTGCGGTTAGATTAGCAGGAGTTATAGCTCTAGTAGTATCAGTACCTGTAATTGTCTCAGCATCAGTAGCTAATTCAACTATACCCTTTGCTGTAGCTGAAGCAACTTTTGCTTGTAATCCTGCAGGGGTTACAGCTCTATCAGTCTCAGTACCAGTAATTACTTCAGCGTTAGTAGCTAATTCTACAATCCCTCTACCAGATTCAGATGCTACTTTTGCCTGTAGTCCTGCAGGTGTGACTACTCTGGTATCATCTGCACCAGAGATTGTTTCTGCGTCAGTTGCTAATTCCACTATACCTAAAGCTGTCGATGTTGCAATCTTTGCCTGTATATTTGAAGGTGTGACTGCACGCGATGTATCTGTGCCAATAATAGTTTCAGCATCTGTAGCTAATTCCACCTTACCTTTTACTGTAGTAGTTGCATCAGGTATAGGTACAGAACCTATAGCCGCAGCAACACCTGCTGCTGTAACAGCTCTAGTAGTATCAGTGCCTGTAGTTACCTCAGCAACTGTTGCAAGTTCAACAATACCTTTAGCAGTTTCAGTTGCAACCTTAGCCTGTATATTTGCAGGTGTTACAGCACGACCTGTATCAGTACCTGTAATCGTTTCAGCGTCTGTAGCCAACTCAACAATACCTTTCGCTGTATCTGAGGCAACTTTTGCCTGTATACTTGCAGGGGTAACTACTCTACCTGAATCTGTACCAGTGATAGTTTCAGCATCAGTTGCAAGTTCTACTAGTCCTTTCACAGTTACTGATGCATCAGGAAACATATTCATAGATAGTGAACTATCATCACCAATAGGAGCTATTATTCCATATTTAACACTTACAAGTGTAGCACCTACAACTGCATCAAGAACAACTATAGTTGTAGTAACAGGTCCAGCATTATAGGTAGATGATACAACCTCTGAGTATGTAGTCGATGCAGACATGTTTATCTTCACACGTCTTTTTGCTGTAAATATATCTGTTTGATCACCAGAGATAGTGAAAGTAGTTGAGTTACTATAGACATAAGTAGCTACTATCTCAATCCACTCAGATATATGTATATCAACCCCAGGTTTTAGTGTACCATCTTCATTAAGTGCAACATCAAGTCTTTGATCAAGTGTAGTTCTAGAACCTCTAGCAGTAACTAGCTCCTCCGATACAGCACTATAATCAACAGAATTAGAAGTACACTCTACTCTAGTCTCTCTGATATATCCAGCTAATTCACTAACCTGTATATTATCAAGTGGTTTCGTCACGTCTATTGTCATTTTCTTTCTCCTCCAATAATCTTAAGAATAGATCTGGTAGATCTATAAAATGTTCTATAGCTTCATTCCTTCCATATAGACTTCCAAGTTGAGTTAGTACTGAGGCAGAGTTCTCCTTGCCTTCTATGCAATTTTTAATAAGACTCTTATATTCCTTCTGAAACTGTCTATCCCAGATACCTAACTCTCGTTTAATATCCTTCCACAACAAGGACTCCCTAAACTCAGTTATCTGATCTTTAGTCGCTCTAACTAAAACATCTTTTGGATCGTTCACATTGCACCTGCTGGTATAAGATTTCCTCTATCTACCTCTTTTGTAACCTGTTCATCTGGCATAGTTTTAGCTTGAATACTATTTACATTCCTTCTAAACTCCTCTACATTTCTCGCTCCCATCTGAGACGCTATATACATAAAGATACGGACCACATCGAATTCTTGTCTTAGATCAGGATCAGAGGCTATAATCTTAAACATCTCAGGCCATGACTGTGAGAAATTACCTCCTGGTATAGAACCATCATGAGCTATTGTATCATAGTCTATCGCAAGATCAAAAGGTGTTACAAGAACTCTTTCTTTTGTAGGACCAAAGATAGCCTGCATTTGATCTTGGTTACGGCCGATAGTTTGTATATAAGTATCCTTAGTCATATACTGTTGTGTGTGTACTGCAAACATGTAACCTATGTCTTGCATAAACTGCATACCAATAATCATAGCAAGTCGTTGTAGACGAGATATAGCACTACCACGAGTACCTTGAAATTCAACGCCTGTTAGACGATCAGGTCCACCTTGTCGCTGTTGACCACCCATAGATTGATCAGCACCACTAATACGGTCCATCCACTGAGTGATATAACTACTATCAGCAATGTTACTTCTAGTGATGTCAGAGACTTGAAGTTGTTGGACTACCTTATCAACACCTTTGCCCCAAGCAGGACGACGCAGACGAATAAGCTTACCTGGCCCAGGCTCCTTTAAATCATTTATATTGACAAGAAATGGATCAACTATAAACATATCATTAATAGCTTTACGGACATTAGTGATATGAGAATTAAATAGAAAATCCAGTGTAGTTTGTAGACCGCTAAGTATTTCCAGTCTAGCTATTGGTGCTGAGGAGTATCCATCAAACTCAGGTGCTGCAACTGCAACTGGATACATGTTATGAGCATGGCCTATTTTCTCTGCAGATATAATAACTTCATCATTAGCCAGTCCAAAGAGCCACTTTTCAGGATACTCACTCTTTCCTAGTTTCCACTCCTCAGGAATCAAGTTAATATACATATAGATAACATCAACTGGGTTAGTTGAGTCAGTTGCAGGAGGTTGAATGTTTCCAGTAATGAGTTCACGATTACTTTGATCGGAAGAGAGAAAGGATCTTCTACCCTTAAGATTCTTCAAATACCTAATATTAAACATATTACTAGGTTGATCTTTCTCGCTAGCCAATAGACCCATGTAATTATCTTTGACAACCCAACCGAGATATTCACCGTCCTGTATTTTGTGTGCACTGACACTAGGATCAGGTAGCCACATATAAGGATCAATATTGTCAAGACTATTACCCTCAAAGATCACATCATCAACGAACTCAACTCCATTAACTGTCTTAGGACCTAGATTGCTTTGTGTAAAGATAGATGTTCCTATAGCTCTCTTACCTCGTTTAGTCTGCCACCCAGGAGCACCAATACCAATACCATAGGCTAGAGAGTCACGAATGATAGAATGCACTGCTAATGGAACCTTAGTCTTTATACAATGTAGTCTGATGATAAGTTCCAGCATCATAGTACCACGAACATCTTCTGGCCCTACTCCCTCATATCGAAACATAGGATCCTGAAAGAAGGCCATAGATAGATATGTCAATAATGCTTCCAACATAGAGTAAGAGTATGGAAACACTATGGTTACAGGTTTCTTATCATCCTTCTCTTTAACCTTCTTATCTTTCTCATCAGGTGCAGTGTAGACTGTTAGCACACGGTCTATAGCATTCCAGGAGTCAAATCGTTTACTAGTAACATTACGAGACTCTTGTGCACGCTGGATGATCTTAGTTCTAAGACTATTATGCAGAGTACTACCAGGTTTCAAGTCTAGACCTTCAGGATATTTATAGTCATAGGTCTCACGAGAGAAATCTGTTCTACTTCCACTCCCTGGCTCACCTGATACAATATAAGGCATTAAGTTACTCCATAACTTTGTTAAATTATTAAACAAACTTTGTCATAATACTTCTATTTATACCTAAAGTTTTTTCTCTTTAATTAGTTCTGCTATTGCCATTTCTCGCATCTTCTCAGTAATTAATTTTTCCCTTAACTGTTCCGGTGTTGACTTTATAGGTTCTATTGTACTGTCTAAATCAAGAGGTATTTCTTGTTTACTATTCCAAAGAAGAAAATCATGGTAGTCCATATTTTCTTCGCATATAGGTATTGACATATTCCCTTTTTGGATAGAGCCAACTTTTCCGTCTGATGAATAGATTAATGTATACATAGGGTATCCTTTACAACTCTGCGTTAAGATACAATTGTCTTGCTGAGTTTTCGTCACCAATTAATGTAACCGCTGAGCCTACTGCAATTATTCCTGTGCCTATAGTTGCCTTTAATAAGACGACTTTTCTACCACTTCTTCCCGCAGTACCAGCAAGCAAAGCTAAAGCTGATGTATTCTCTATACCATTACCTGAAAGCTTCCAGAAAGTTCCATTTGTAACAAGTGTCGGGGTTGCCCTCATCTCACTAGGAAGGAATATATTAACATATGCGTAAGTATCAATATTACTCATCCCTCCCACAGCAATAGCCTCATAAGTATCAG